CTACCCATGCGCTTGCAACGATTGATTCGTTCCCAGCAAACGGTGCAGTAACTACATTTATTGGCGCAGCAAACAGCCAGTACCCACAGAACTTGGTATACCACAAAGATGCGATCACTTTTGCGACCGCTGACTTGTTGATGCCACAGGGTGTAGACATGGCTTCACGTCAAGTGCATAACGGTATTTCGATGCGTATTGTTCGCCAATACGACATCAATAACGACCGTTTACCATGCCGTATTGACGTGTTGTATGGCTATTCCGTGATTCGTCCACAAATGGGCGTTCGCTTGTGGGGTTAAACCTAACGGCTCCCGCGCAAGCGGGGGCTTTTCAACTTATTTTGTAAAGGAATTATTATGGCTCTCCCAAATGGCGCAGGTGGCTATCAACTAGGCGACGGTAATCTTAACGAACCCGTCCTCGGTTATTTAGCTGTTCCTAATACTGAAGCTGGCGTAACCGCTGTTACATTAACTGCTGCTGAAGTAACTGGTGGTATTTTGATCGCTAATCCTGGCACAACTGGCACAACTTATACTTTGCCAATCGTTGATACAGCTAGTGGTGTAACTGGTGTTAATGACTTAGTGCCTAGCGCTAAAGTCGGCAGCACATTTAACCTGACAATTATCAACATTGGTACAACCACAGGCGACATTACGTTGGCTGCTGGTACTGGTACTGGTTGGACAGTTGTTGGTGCTTTGGTTATTGACAACGAAACTTCAGCCCAGTTTATCGCTCGTAAAACTAGCGACACAACTTGGACTTTGTATCGTTCAGCTTAATGCAATATCCCGCCCTTCGGGGCGGGTTTTTATAAGGAAAGATTATGGCAAATAACAAACCGATTGGTGTTGCCTATGCTGATCCGGCACTAGATAGTTGGCAAGTCGGTACATCCGCCCAGCCAATTGTTCAGTCGACGGCTGGCAATACTACACAGTTGTACGTTACTGCTTCTGCTGCGTCTGGCGGTGTTCGTGGCTATTATGGCCGCGTTAACTTTACAGGTGCAACGGGCGGAGAAACGTTGCGGGCGTTTACAACGGTTGCTGCGGCGCAAGGCGCAGGTCAAACAACCAACGGCGCTCATATTTCGATGTCCGTAAACTCTGGTGGTTCTATCAGTGGTGCTGGTAATGCGCTTCGCGCAACGCTTGGCGTAGCTACTGGTGTAACTCCAGGCGGTACTTTGGCTTCTATTCAAGTGGATTCGGACTTTCCGAGTACTGTAACGTTGCCAGGTTCCGCAGCATTTTTACGTTTTACCAATAGCAATTCGGGAACAATTGACAACCTAATGAATGTACCTGTAGCTATGGTACCTGCAGAAGTTGGCGCTGTTCTTTCTCATACTATTAAAGTTGTGGCTAGTGATGGTACGCCTTATTATTTAATGGTGTCGGATCAACCGTAATGGCTGTAAGCAAGGAATTTATCCTCGCTGAAATGGAGCAGGTTCAGCAAGAATTACAGAAAGCTCGTATTTTTGTAATTCAAGCTGAAACCTCTTTATCCATATACCAAATGCTGTTGGCTAAGTTGGATGAACCCGAACCTACTGAGGAACAATAATGGCGGTTATTTATTTAAAGCACCCTGTTCACGGTCACAAGGTCGCTTGTAGCGATTTTGAAGCCGACTATGATGAAACTCATGGCTGGGAACGGTATACTGTTGCTACGCCAGTAGAAGTAATTGAGGTTGAAGAAGTAGAACCTGAAGTCGAGGCGGCTCCTGCTAACGCGCTGGAAGTAAAGACAAGACGCCGTAAAACAACCGCATAAGGAGCTAGGCCATGACTACTGCCAATGAGCAAATAAATGGCGCATTGCGCGTACTAGGGGTTTTAGCCGAAGGCGAAACACCATCCGCAGCCACGTCGCAAGACGCTTTAGCTGCATTAAACCAGATGATCGACTCATGGAATACCGAGCGTTTGTCAGTGTTTTGTACCCAAGATCAAGTGGCGTTATGGCCTGCTGGCGCTAAAGATTTAACTTTTGGCCCAACTGGAACACTGCCTTTAGTTAATCTAAGCACACCTAAGCGCCCTGTATTGGTTGACGATGCGACCTATTTTAGAGATGCAGCGACCAATATTTCATACGGCATTAAGCTAATTAACCAACAGCAGTACAACGGTATTGCTGTCAAAACGGTAACTTCGACCTACCCTCAAGTCCTGTGGGTCAACATGACTTTCCCTAACATTGAGATGTACGTTTACCCCGTACCCATCAAGCCGCTAGAGTTTCATATTGTTTCGGTAGAAAAGCTCATGGAAGTGCCAAGTCTATCGACTGACATTACCATGCCCCCTGGCTACCTACGGGCGTTCAAATACAGCCTTGCCTGCGAGATCGCCACCGAGTTTGGTATTGAGCCACCCGCTAACGTAATGCGCGTCGCTATGACCTCTAAACGCAATCTGAAGCGTATTAACAATCCTGACGACATCATGGCCTTGCCATACAGCTTGGTAGGCACACGTCAGCGGTTTAACATCTATGCGGGTAATTACTAGGATTAACTATGTCAAATGTAACCATAACTCAACTACCAGTCGCTACGTCTGTTACCGCAGGTAACTTATTGCCCGTTCAACAAGGCGCAACTACACGCAGCGCATCAATTACCACTTTATTTACTAACCCTGCTTTAGTCGCCCCTGCGTTGGGAACACCTGCTTCTGGCGTATTAACAAACTGTACGGGTTTACCCTTAACCACAGGTGTAACCGGTACTTTGCCAGTAGCCAACGGCGGAACAGGAATTACATCCCTAGGCGCAGGCGTTGCTACCTTTCTTGGCACACCTTCTAGCGCTAATTTGCGTACGGCTGTGACGGACGAAACAGGTACTGGCGCGTTAGTTTTTGCTACAAGTCCTACATTGGTTACGCCAACATTAGGCGTTGCTACAGCGACGTCCGTTGCGACTGGTCCCGTGTTTGGCACAGTCCAGTCGTTATCAGGCCCAGGCGCGGTAAACATCACTACATTAACCACTGCGTTTACGTCTACGGCTGCAGGAAACGCTTTAACATTAGCTGACGGCGCCGCAGGTCAATTAAAAACGATTGTGTACGTTGCTGAAGCTGCGGGTGGTGACACGGGCGTTTTGACGCCTACTAATCTTGGCAGCGCAACTACTATTACATTTAATGATATTGGTGATTCCGTTACCCTTCAGTTTATCGGTGCTGATTGGTGGGTTATTGGTTTCCGCGGCGCTGTGGTTGCGTAACGCATGAAAACGCCAATTTTAGGGCAAGCCTATGTAGCCCGTAGCGTTAACGCGGCAGACAACCGCATGATTAACCTATTCCCCGAGGTTATCCCCAACGAAGGCAAAGAGGCAGGGTTTCTTAACCGCGCCCCAGGCTTACGTTTATTTACTGTTGCTGGCAATGGCCCGATCCGTGGCTTATGGGCGTTTGAGGGGAATATGTACGCGGTATCAGGGAATACCCTATTTAAGATTGATAGCGCCTACACCGTTACATCGTTAGGCACGATTGCTGGTACAGGGCAAGTATCCATGTCTGATAACGGTACGCAGTTGTTTGTAGCAGCCAATGGCCCAAGCTACATTTACAACTCCAACACCAACGTGTTTAGCCAAATTACCGACCCTGACTTTCCCGGCGCAGTTACTGTCAGCTACCTTGACGGGTACTTTACATTTAATGAACCCAACAGCCAAAAGATATGGGTCACTAGCCTATTAGACGGCTTGTCAGTCGATCCGTTAGACTTTGCTAGTGCAGAAGGCTCACCAGACGGTTTAGTAGCCGTAATCGTTAATAACCGTGAGGCGTGGCTGTTCGGTACAAACTCCATTGAGGTTTGGTACGACGCCGGTACGCCTGACTTCCCGCTTGCCCGTATTCAAGGCGCAAGTAATGAGATTGGTTGCGTTGCACCATTTTCGGTTGCTAAACTTGACAACTCGATATTTTGGCTAGGGCAAGACGCTAGAGGCCGTGGCATCGTTTACCGCAACAATGGCTATACGGGCGTACGCGCGTCTAACCATTCAATCGAGTGGCAGATCCAGCAGTACGGCGATATTAGCGATGCGATAGCCTACACCTACCAGCAAGACGGCCATAGCTTTTACGTACTGACATTCCCTACCGTACAAAAGACGTGGGTGTACGACGTATCCACACAGTCATGGCATGAACGGGCTGGCTGGTCTAATGGTGAATTTATACGTTATCGCCCCAACTGCCAAGTAGCGTTTAACAATGAAATTTTTTTAGGTGACTACGAAAACGGCAACCTGTACGTTTACGATTTAGATGTTTATGCTGATAACGGGCAAATTCAAAAATGGTTGCGTTCATGGCGCCCGATCCCAAGCGGTCAGAATAATCTGCGCCGTACCGCCCAGCATAGCCTACAGCTTGATTGCGAAACGGGCGTAGGTATCAATTTAGGTATAACCGAAACAGACCCTACAACAGCGTATTTTGTTGCGTCTACTCCTGTAATTGGAGTTCAAAGCCCCATCATTACAGGTTCAGGCGAATACCTAAATGATACGGCGACCACCG